CGCGTCAAGGGCAGCTTGGTGATGGTAGTAACATCGGCACAATGGGCTACATGAATGATGAGATCGACCAGTTCTTCCTTACTTCAAATAACGAGCCTGTGTATCGGCGCTATAAAGATGCCACCAGCACTGACGCACTTAAAGATGACAACGGAGACGATCAGTTATTTACTAAAGAAGTTCTTGATGACGGCAGAACACAATACACACCAGTAGCCGTAGAAGATCTTGTCAGACGTAGTGAGATGGTGGCACGACCTAATCCGACTGTAGATACTGCAGGTCGTCCAGTTCCGGCAGTTCCGGAAAGAGAGGATGACCCTGCCCTAATGGGTATGAAAGGTCGCGGACCAACTTATCGAAGAGACCCGACAGGCTCCTCCATACCCACCACCTCTGAACAGGCACAAAACGATGCCCGATTCAGATTGCGGCAGAGACCAGCGCCAGTAACAGGCACAGGTCTTATGGGAAGAGATGAGGGACGTCCGCTTCCTGAAGAAGAGTTCCCCGGTCTGACTGACGAAGAAGCAGACATCATTCGCGGTCTTCGCGGAGGACAAGACGAAGAAGATGTAGTGCTTGATCCAGACAACATTCCCCGCAGAGGAGATCCACGTCGTCGGGTAAAGCCTCGCCCACAGCGCCCAGTTGATCCTGAAAGAGACATCCTTCCGGGCGAACCGGGATCGGGTACAGAAGAGGGGGTTACTCGTGCAGCCAGAGGTCCAACTAGCAGACCGAGGGCGCGTCCTCTTCCGGACGCAGAACCACCGGCTCCTGAACTTCCAGAGGGAGCAGTGGCAGACGATTCGGAATTAGGATTTACACCGAACCCTAACATAGTTCTCAGAGAAGGAGAGTTTTCTCCTGAGACACATCAGCGTGCTGGACCCGGAAGTAACGACATCGGGTTCCCGATCAAGAATCGTGGCACACAAGAACTAGAAGACGGTATGTTCATCTTACAAGGCGGAAAGTTTGTGCCTGTGGAGACTATGTAAAACATGGAACAACAAGACAGAAAACCGCGTGAACCTCTGGCACAGATATCGGGAGTTGGTATCGGCTCGTCCATTCCTCTTCCGGGAACTACAGATCAAGCTGTTCGTGAACTTGTCCAGAAAGAAGCCGCCGCTGCTGGGGATTTTGGAGTTGAAAAAGATCCTCTTACATTAGAAGAGTTTCTTGAAAGCGGCGCTGACAGTATTGGCGGCAAGCCAATTAGATCTCAAGTTCTTGATAGAGCGCGTAACGGCAGCAAAAGAGATCTAGCCGCTCTGTCTGATTTGATCGCTGCGGAAAACAGAAAAGCTGGAACTCAAGCTAAGTTTGCAAACATTCCTCTTACTCGCGTTGATCCCACCACTGAAAAAAGAGTGGTCAGCATACCAGAGGGTTCACTATCTAAACGTGAGCCTATACTCGGTCTGTTTGGACAGTCAGAGTACGAGGCCGGTGTTGAGTATGCACAAAATCGCATCAAACTCAATGAGGCTATTAAAGGACACGTAGTAGATCCCCGCGTTCAAGAACTTTTGAGTGACTACTATCAGACCGGATTTTTGCGCCAATTCGGATTTGACACTGAAGACTTTCTTAAGGATGGCGTGCGCTTCCCAACAACGGCAGTGATCTATTCAAAGTATCTAGCCCCCGCCTTTGTATCAGCAGTCAAAGCTTCCTCGTCTAACGACCCAGAAGCGCCCGACTTCAATGAAGCTTTTTCTATTGAGTTCAATAAAGTTCGCCCCATGATCGCTCAAGAAATGGCGGGTGTAAAAAGGCGCATGAAGAATAAGGGTCTTTCTCCTACTTTTGGGGATGGCATGAATGATTTCTTCATCAAAAAATACATTGAAAAATACGGTGAAGATGAGTTTATGGACAACTATCGTCCGTTTCTTAACGAGGAAACAGGCGACCGTCTTTACATCCCTCTGATCACTGACGAGGCTGCAGATGCTATCCTCGACTACGGATTCGGTGAACTCAGTACGCTAGAGCAGTTTGCGTCATTCGCCGTGCCAAACACTCTTATTTCTAATGTATTGGCTGGTCGCCACATTAGACTCGGAAAAAGACAGCTTGAAAAATACGAAGACTTAAAGAAAAAGGGTTTGATTCCAGAGCGTGATCTTCAAGTTCCCCCCCGTGTGGCCCTTGCGAACTATGAAATAAACAATACGGCAGGAAAGTTTGGATACGCTTATCGCAAGTTCAGAGGCAACATCGGCAACCTCATGACCAGAAGATTTGGCTATGAGGGTAAAATAGCCGACGCAAGAACCGTTGTAGAAAGAGAGCGCTCTCTTGAAAGAGTCAGTAAACAGATTCAACATCTTGACACAAGTATTGGGACAGCACAAGCCAACGGAATACGCGGTACTTCTAAGATCAGGGTCATGGGAGACGATAAAAAATACGTTGAGATGACCCTTGACGAGGCAATAGAACGTCGTAATTTTCTCAACAATCGTTTTGACTCACTGAATTTTAACAGGGGTATAGGAAAGTTTCTTCCTAAAGATGTGTTCAAGAGAGCAGTCTTTGCGGATGAAATGATTGTTACTGCAGGTCAAACTTTCGGATACAGCTACATCCCCGCAATGTTTGGTCCCGATTGGACTCCCGAGGGGGGTGCCGCAGTGGGCGCTATAACCACTGCTATATTTGGCCGTCCCGTCGCCCGTGTCACTGGTTTCGTTGCAGGAGGTCTTGGTAACGTAACAGGGGTAAAACCAGCCGCAGTGGCTACCGCTCGCTTCTTTGAAGACCTTCATTTACTACCTCGCGGTCTTATTGTTAATAGAAAGTATGAGGATATAGCCGAGGCTCTCGGTGGAAAGTTAAATGCAGATGACTTGGCTGCTTTCGGTAAAGCCGCAAACATTCTTGAGAACCTCAGTGAAGAGGGTCTTGATGCTGTGTATAAGAGTCTTGAGCAGTACGGTAAAGTTCGTTCGCGTGTTCTTAAACAGTTTGACAATGAAGCTGACAGAAAATCAGGAGCTTACGACGAGGCTGTAGAGGCTTTCTCACTGTCTTTTGCGTATGCGTCCGGACTTGCACCCCTGCAAGCCTTTGAACAGGCTCGTATAGGGAAGTTTGGTATTAAGAACTTGTCAAAGGCTGTGGATGTTCAACTTGAGGCTGAGAATAGTCTGAAGGCTGCACAACTCGGCATGGATAAATTAGCCGAGCTTATGTCCAAAAAAGCAGGCGTCAACATTCAAGATTCAGGATATCTAGCCGAGTATGTGAGAAATTTCAACGCCGCTGCAGACGGCTTGCAGCGTAATATAGGAGATCGTAGGCGGGAATATCTTGAGCTTTTGGAAAAATACAAGAGTGATGTTATGGCTAATCCCGGCAGCAAGGAGGCGTCAGCCACACTTAAAGATCTTGTTGATCTTGAAATCAAGCTCACTCCGGGGGCTATGGAGGACGTTGAAATCCAAAGAGGTATTCTCGTCAGTGCTATTAATACTCTCGGAGAAAAGCTGGACGCTCAGGTAGTTGAAGTGCAGAGGCTTAAAGGCACGCCTGCGTATGACAGAGAAATTGGACGACTTGCAGAAGAATTAGTTGATCTCCGTGATCAAAAAATTGAATTACTTGGACGGCAGGTGTACGAAACTGCCGATAAGCTGCTAGGAGATAAAACGGTAGATCTAGCCCCGATCATGGAAGAAATGATCAATAGATTGGCCGAAATGAACCAGAGCGGTATTAAACAATTTTTTGGTGCTGACTCTGCTTTCTTCCGTGGTCGCAGTGGCAAGTACGCCCGGGCTGCAATGGAACGAATAGCAGAGACTAATCTTCGTAAAGTTTTTGGCGACGATTTCAATGAATTTATACAGCGAGCCACTACTAGAGAAGTGCTGACAGCAGACGGAAAGATTGTACCCAACAAAAGCGTCGATGATGGTGGCATATTTGTAGGCGAAGATGCGTCTTACTCTGAAATAGCTTTTGCGTTTTACAGGTCACAATCTGAAGCAGGAGAAAAGTTTGATCCGTTTGCAGCAGGCGCGTTTGATGCTGACGAACTTTACAGGCATCTTCGCAACGAAGGTGAACGCATCGCAAAGTCTCAGGGTGACGAGGCGGCTAAACCGTATCGTGATCTTATGATAATTATCGACGATCAGATATCTAACATTCCGGGCGCAGAAAATGTCTTGAACGATACTCGTAAAAGATATAAAGAGTTGAAGTTTGATCCCATACAGTCAGAGGGTAGCTATGGTGACGTCGTGTCTGCAGCCACGTCACGCACTGATCTTGAAAAGCCGGGAGTTTACCGGCGTCGGTACGGGGTTAATGAGATGCCCCACACATGGCACAATAAAATAGGCAGATCTGCCAGTAGGGCTGTTTCTTATGGAACTCGTGATGATTTTAATGACTTTGCTCTGGAGATGGACGGGTTCAATAGGTACTGGGCAGATGATATAGACTACGAAGGAGATGAGCCTATTTACGTCTTTGATATGCGGCTTCCGTACAACGATGAAGCCTCTTTTAGGCGTATTGGACAGATGTTAAGAAACGGTATCCAAAGTCGCTGGGGCGATGAAGTAAACGATGAAGTGCTTGCAAAAATTAAATTAGATCGTCTTGGAAAAGTAAAAGTAGACGACGAGGGAATTTCTGGAAGCTATAACTTCAAAAGAGTTGAAAATGTACGCGAACTAAAAGAGAATATTCGCATAAAGGTTATCGACGAAGAAGGGAATGAGATCGATACCTACTGGTTTGATATGGAAGATATGATAACGGCGGAAACTGATATCGTAGATCTCGTCGAAACAGATGCTGCCGCTCGTAAGGCTTACGAAGAATTCGTAGAAAAACTCAACAGAAGCACTGGCAGGCTTGCTGATGAAGGCCGTGAATCTCTTGACATTGAGGGCAAAGCAGTGAGCCAGATGCAAAAGGCTGCGGACACTATGGACCCGTTGCAGTTCTACGAGAACTACGTTGTGAATTACGATGCAACTCTTTTTGAGGCATTACGAGATAGATTTGTAACTGGCATCATGCGAGAAAATGAAGGCATGACTGAGGCGGAAGCCCTGCAGTCCTTCAAACGCGGAACCATATATATGGTCACAAACGGACTGTTAAAACGGGCGGGCACCCGAGCGGAAGGCACTTACAAATATTTTGACGGATCGCAACGCACCATCAATACCATGATCAACCCTGTCACACTTCTCGGAGACTTGGAAGATAAAAACATTGAAAAGACACTTAGGTTAGTCCTTGAAGACGACGATCACTATACCTTCTTGAGGGACATGGCAGAAATGCTTCTGTACGCAGAGGGACGTTCGCTTGAGAGGTTTACCCCACAGGGCATCGTTCGAGGAATTAGCCCGAACGAAATAATCAGCCGTGCATTTAACATCGCACGAGGTATGGTCAGTCCGACCTACGTTGGTGCCGAGTTCGCATTTCGTATGTTGCAGGACATGGAAGTAAGCGCATTCCAGTTAGCGGCAGAGAACAAAGAAGCTAACAGGATTATGCTTCTGCTGCTTGATGATCCTAAGCTCGTATCAGAGGCTGATGTCAGGACACTGTCTACAATAGTTCTGTCCGTGACATCTCGCGAGTATATCCGCAGAGAGCGTCGTGCAGATAGTTTCGTGCCACAAGATGAAGTTCAAGCAGCGATAGAAGAAATGCAGTTAGACTCTGATATCGGTCTGACAGATCCGTTCCTTCCAAACGTGTTTGACGTCACTGAACAAGGATTCGAATTACTTTTCGGAGATAGGTAAAATGAGTAAAGTATACGCTAAGAATGGTGGAAACAGAAAACCACAGCTTAAAAACAAAGAAAAGGCCGACATAAATAATGACGGCCAACTTTCTAAGTACGAAAAAAAGAGAGGTATTGCAATCGAAAAGGCTATGGCTAAACGTAGTGGCTAAACGTAGCTAGACGATTTATCAATCATCTCATCAGTCATTGAGTTGACATATCTAAGAAGGGACGCGATGGAGTGTGCGCCGTCATAATCGGGCACTCCCGCGTCCATTTCTTTTTGTAGCTCATCAGGACGAACAGACTGTTTTTCAAGTTCT